GCAAACCCGCTGGGCTAGATGGTCGCGCTCTTCCATTGCGCGAATACCAACACGCTGGAAGCTGTCGCGCTCTTCGCGGGCGTCGTTCCGCTCTTTCAGTGCAGTGCAGGTCTTGACTCGCTGCGCGCCAACCTCACCCCGCAGCCCGTCGATGATGGCCTGTTCTACTTCGCCGCGAGCCTTCCAGCCAAGGTAAAACGAACCCCAATCGCAGCCAGATTCAGGGCACGCTTTGAACGCTGCATTTCGGTCGGTGTTCAGCCCATCAACGCCAGCAGGCGATGGGGCGGATAGCAGGGCGCGGAGTTCCTTGCGGCAATCCTTCACCTCTAGGTCATCGGCTATCCATCGAAACTGAATAATCCGCTCCAACAGCTCGCGCGGCACGTTGGGGATGGTGTTAGTCATGGCTGTCACCCTGAGAGTGAGGCACACAGGATTGGCCTAGCTTTATCTCGCCACACTCGCAGCGGTATTTCCCGCGCTTTGTTAGGCGAAACCCTGTCCCGGTGCTTGCAGCTGTCGTCACGTTATTAACGGAAAAGGTGCCGATAAATACAGTGGGCCGTGTCGTCTCCGGGACTTCTGCGTTGTTCGTTCCGTCGATATACAACGGTCGCGCATAGAGCGCCAGCGTCGTCCCCTCAGTCGGAGCGGGTCCGAACGTCACCGAAATGACAAACTTGGCGTCGGGATAATACGCCCCATCTGACGCCACTCTGTAGCTCGCATCGTCGGCCTGTGCCAGCGTGTTGTTAGCTATACTCTCGCCGTTCGCTTCGAGCGTCTTCGGCGTTCCGAGCTTCAAGATTGTTTCCCCGCTCATAGCATGACCCTCCCCTCAGCGATATTGAGCGCGTCAGAGACGGCGTTGTAATGGACTCGTTCTTCTCTCTCGGCAAGAGTAAGCAAAAGAGCAATACCTTCTGCAAACTGTGGGGCAGCCTCTGCAAATATCCTCATTTGTGCTCTTGTTGCTTCCATTCCAATATCGAAATTCGACTGTTCAATCAACTTGAGTGCCCATTGAACATTAGGATCAGATTGCCCGGCTGCTTCCAAAGCATCTAAGAAAGCTCCACCGCTCGGAGCTAGAAAAGCTAGTATTGTACCAATACCAATTGGAGTACTCACAAGACCTTTCTTCTTTGGCAATAGGTTTGCTATTGCAACATCATCCCGCTGTAATAGATAGGGATCTATTAGAGCAATCTCTTCTATAGTAAGTTTCCTATCTATTAGAGACTCAAGAGCTTCTTGTTGTTTTAGATTCATTTTAGTTTGCCGAGATAGTTGGTGTGATCTTTATTGCATCACCTGAGTTACGAATGGCTAGTGGTGCAGCAGCGTCTCTCTCACTATAAAGTAAAGTCCCACTAACTGCTTGTACTACATAGTAACCATAAATGTCATCCGTTGCAGTTGCATTACAAGTAAAGGTTTGTTGAGCACCATATGTAATTGTACCACTAGAAGCAGCACCCCACGTAGCACCAGTCAACGTAATACCAGCATAACCACCGAAAGTAGCTTCAGTATAAGTAACTGCTGTATCTGTATCGGATGGTGTAATATTGTTCTTGTAGAGCTTAAGGACTAGGTTCTGTGGAGCAGTCTTATTGACAATCATCTCTAAGGAGAGATTCTCCCCTACATCTGGGAAATTAAGTGCCATAACCTAATGCCTCCGCTTGTTGTTTGGTAATACCACGACGACATTCAGGAATCTCACCCCATTTAGCTTGGCGTAATTCTCCAATAGGAACTTGGATGATCTCAGTTGTTTCACCTGTGGTTCTATTAACTAGATGAACTTCACATGTATCACCAAGAACAAATAAGATTCCAGTCTGACTCTTTTGGGTTTGTACCCACATCCCTTGTTTCCAGTTCTTATTCTTAGTAACTGGAACACGTTCTGTAATATTAAAGATCTTCTTAAAGAAATTCATATTACACCACTATATATTCGATATGAACACCGGTTGCTGTGGCAACACTTAAATTAATATTAAGGGCTTGTCCTTCTGCTGTTTGTACCCAACCGTGGTCATTGTATGGTAAAACAATACCACCATTCGCACCAAGAGGCCACGTTGCTGATATATCAGTAGCTGCTGATAGAAACTTAACACTGTTGGCTAGAGTTGTTACAATTGCAGCAGAAACTACACGAATGCTACGGCCAGTAACACCAGCCAGCACTTCGGTTGATCCTAGTGCAGAGGCATTTAGAAATGCTGAAACAACCGTCCGATTCTTTGGAGGAGTTGATGTTACATTATGCATAAAAATCCTTTAGATAAAAATAAAGGAGGAGCGTCAAGCTCTCGCTATCTTCTCCCCCTCTATGGGTTGTTACAGAGTTAATCCTTGTGGCGGAATATAATATTCTACCTTAACGATTACTGGTGTAGTAAGTTGAGCACTAGCCTTCAGATATACAGGCTTGTCTGCTGTAACCTGAACACCTACTCCTGTACCAGTTGCAGTACCAGAAGGGGCATAACCAGTAGAATTAGGAGCAAATGCTGTAAGCAGATCATCTCCACCATCTGTGTAGCCAACTTCAATAGTCTGGGTTGCATTAGCACCAGTACAGATTGTATAAACACCAATAGGAACAGCATACTTTGGAAGTTTAAATGCTAAGACACCTGTAGTACCATCAGCAACTTCTAGAATACCAATCTTTGTATAACCATGACGACAGGTAGGAGTAACAGTTGATACTCCACCCGGACCTACGCCATATACTGCCATTTAATTCTCCTTCAAAAGAAGAGGGTATTGCTACCCTCTCTTGTTATTAGGCACCAGCACTACCATAGATAGCGCGTGGATCAGACCAGCCAAAGGAGTAACGAGCAGTTGCTTTGTATTTGGCGTTTTCCGTGTCGAAATCATTATCCATTTCGAATTGATCGCCACGGCGTTCAAAGTACTTCAGGCCATCCTTAACATTAGTAAGAATAAACCAAGCATCAGGATCAGTTAGGTAGTGATTAACACATACGTTACTGAAGATACCCATATCCTTAAGGACATTTGGATCATTTAGATCAGTACCAACACGACCATCCGCACCAAGAATCCGCTTGGCTTCAAACTGAAGCTGATAAGGAATAATTAGTTTCTCTGGACGGGCTGCAATGAGCAGACCACGATCATCCCGGAAGCCAGCAATATCAATAACAGCTTGCTCAAGTGCGGCCTCTGAGAGGTCAGCATCCACAGCAATCTTGTTAGAGAAAGTACCACCAGCAACATTGGGGTGGGATGCACTCAGTAGAGTAACACCATCACCACCAGTATAACCGGCTGTAGTAGCACGATTATAGATGTTAGCACCGATGATTTCCTTGGTTTGACGCATGGAACGTGCGAGAGCCTTAGCCTTCTGAGCACCTACCTTACCATACTGGTCATCTTCATAGATTTCACGAGTGATGATGAAACCAAGTGCATACACAACATGGTTGTATCGTGAAGTGAAACCTTGACGTTCAGTATCATAGACAATTGGACCACCTTCAGTCTTGACAGAAGCAAGACCAAAGGAACTAAGTCCTAGATCCTCTTCATATGCACGATCTGACGTGTTCTTTTCAAATAGTTTATCCCATTCTACGGGGTAATCATTATATGCCTTACCATAGATTGAGTTTAAACCGGGCCAAAGTAGTTTGGCAAAACTTGACGAAGTAATAACACCCATTTTTTATACCTCCTTAAACACCAGCAATGGCATTGCCATACGCGTGGGTGGTGATCTTGACTAGCACCTTGTTATAGGCGGCAGCACTTTCATTATCTGGGCGTTTTACAATACCCATAATCTGTAACGGACGAGTTGCCGAAGCACTCGGGGCCGTAGTAGAGTAAACATACATTGGTGAATTACCAGTAGCTAGTGGTAGAGTATGTGCTGAAGCACCAATATCTGCATTTAGACCAACATCAGCTAGAGCAACGGCTGCATCAGCCTCAGCTTCAAAGATAATATCAGGACTATCCGCTACTAGAACAAATTGCTTAGTAGAAGCAGCACGATAAACGGGTGTATCCAGTGAAATAGAACCCGCAGTCATCTTACCATCGACTGGATCTAGCTTGGCATTAATAATACCAACAACAGCACCCACAACTGGAACAGCAACTACCTGTGAGGAAGCAGCAACGGCAGCTTCAACAGCAGGAAAACCAGCAGTACCGGCAGAATCAGAGAGTTTTACAAGATCTCCAACGAAAACGGGCACTGCTTCACCAGCAGGGACTTCATAAATATTGGCTTGGCCGTTATACGGTGAGCCATTTAGGTGCTTAACGGGTTTAAAACCATTAATGCGACTTGCATTTGCCATAAAGAATATTTCCTTTTAATTAATCACTAAGTTATCTTCAGATTTCCATAATCTGAAATATCCTTAGCTTCTTTTCTCATTGATTGTTCAAGCTCGGATAACTTCTGTTCCTTGTATGCTTGGTCTTCTTTATAGTATTCTTCTTTAATTCGCATTAAATAACCATCAATACCATTTCCGACAGCAACTTGTACAGGAGAACCATCAGCCGATGCTTTCCCAACTCGACGATCACCAATAGTAATCGAACTATCTGTGACAATTTCATAGCCTTGTTCTTGGAACGAGGCGACTCGATCACCAGTATCATTCACAATCCGATAAACATAGCCCGGCTCTTTGCCCTTTATGCCCAAGACTGAACGATTTGCTAGTGGTGTACGCTGTGTACGTTGTGCCTTACCTGCCATTTACTTTGAACCTCTCATTAGTTTAACTTGCTCTAAAAACTCTTCTTTAGTCATAACACCTTGACGGATGAATGTGTTCATTACCTTACGTTCTTCATCATCCAATTCAATGGATTCTTTCTTCTTAACTTGTTGGGTAGAACCACTCTCAACCGAATTTGGTTTAGTGCGATTTGGATTCTCGAAGTTATCACGGAAACGAACCTTTACTTCCCTAGTAACATACTTAAGAACTTCAACTGGATCTACTGTAGGATGTGATTTAGCATATCCTTGTCCAATAATATCAGCGTATTCACGCATATCCATGTTCTTTTCATACCAAGAGTTTTCCTTTGTCCATTCAGTGAATCGAGGATCTACTTGGGGTTGCTTAGGAGTAACCTCTTCTACAACCTGTCGAGCTTTCTGCTCTGCCTTAATGTCAGTTAGAAGTTCTGTGGTCTTGAGATATTCATCTGCATTACCGTCTTCTAAATGTTTCCGTTGAGCTAGTTTTAATTCTTCTACTGCACGTCTAAATTCAACGTCTTTAACCTTTGAGTGATGTTCTTGGAGCATCTTGAGAGCTTTGCGAGTTTCTTTAAGTTCTCGACTGACAGTATCAATCTTTCCATATAACTCACCACGCTCTACAAATTCCTTAGCATCTCGCCATTTCTCAGGCTCACCTTGCCATTCTTCTTTAGGACGCCAGCCCATTTCACGGGCTTCACCTTCATAAGGATTTGTTTGAACAGTACTCTCGGGTGTTTCATTTTCAATAACTTCTGGTGCTTCCGTTCCTTGTACTTCTGGATCCATCTCGCTTAGTCCTCACTAAAAATGACAAGGATGTCCTCATCGTTTACCACAACGATGTTCTTTTCTTTGTCAACGTCTTTACCACTATATTGTGCAATTAATACCTTATCACCAACCTTAACTGTATCATGGGAACCACCATAATCCTTAAAGGCGGTATCGCCAATGGCTAAGACAGTTCCCTTTTCAACAGCTTTTCGTTCTTTCTTGATAAGCTCTTTTGCAATAATAATACCACTCTCTGTTACTTCATCAATGTCTTCTAACTGGACAAGAATTCTATGTAGAACAGGTTTAATCATTTGTATTAGTATCCTCGAAATTAATACTTAAGATCTCTTCGTAAGCAGTCATATAACCACGTACCCAATTAACTTGATCGAGATCAGATCGAGGCCAACCTAACAATTGCTTAGTTGATTCAAAGAGTCGTTCTTTGATAGTAAGCATAACCTGTTTAGTAACATCATCTTGAATCCAGTTATCAAAATCACTTTGACTTATTGCCATCTACTTTCTTCCCCTTTGGAATAGTTTGTTGCTTTACCTTAGCTGCTTCTTGAGCTTGTAGGTTTTTCTGTTTGGCTGCCTGTGCAGTTGTAATTAAACTTAACTGAGACTGCTGTGCCTGTTGTTGCATACCTGCTTGATGGGCTGCATCAGCTTGCTTTGCTTTAAGGACATGTTCCATTAGTTTAAGTTGCATATCCTGTTCAGCAGCACGTTGCTTAAGGGCCATTTCCTGCTCCTTAGCAGCACCTTCTATTTGCATCTTAGCAGCATCCATTTGGATACCCCGTTGGGCCTTCTGTTGCTCTAGTTGAGCCTTCAGTTGCAGTTCTTGTTGCTTAGGATCAGGCTTGGGTTCTTGTTGTCTAACACCTTGTTGCCAATCATTAATCTCATGGGCTTCCATATATTTCTGGGTAGCCCACATAGGATCAATCGTACCTAACTGCAAGATCTGCATAATGGCCTGTACCTTAGCCTGCTTCTCTTGGGAGGAGACGGCGGTTGGGTCAGCACCGGGAATGATATCATCTTCTGGGGATTGATAATCACTCTGCTCAACAGTAGTATCAAGGACTGATATGTATTGTTGAGGATTGAGATACTTCCGATTAAGAAGGTAAATCTTACGTAACTCTTTAGTAAGAGATCTATAGATACGCTTATAAACAGCAGTAAAGACTTTCATACCCTGTTCAATACTAGCCATTGTTGTAGTGGCGGGGGTGTTTTGCCCCGGCATCTTACCAACAAAGATCTCGGCTACAGAAGCTAACTCTTTACCAGACTTCAACAGAAGATCAAGTAACTTAAAGAGAACATCACTAGGCTCACGCACTGGTAATGGGAAAATCTGTTTCTTAATGTCGTCACCGACGGCATTAACAGCTTTCCATTCACCGGGCTGGAACTTAGATTCGCCCATCTTAATCTTAAGGCCTTTACCGATAAAGCCAGCCTGTAAGTTGCTTAGGCTTCCGGCATCTACTAGTTGATTAATAAGAGTATTAGCACTCTCGTTAATTGGACCAAGTAGCCGTCCAAAACCTATATCGTAAAAGCCTCCATCTGGATTAGGAATAAAACCATACTTAGTATAATAATGAGTAGGTTCAATATAAACAACCTTCTCCCCTTCCATATCCATCTGAACAGAATCCATATCAAAGCGTGGAACTATTCGTACTACTTGACGAGTTGCCTCATCAACTGTTACTACATAAGGCTCAGTGTAATCATCACCATCTAGATCTAAGTAGCAATGCTGTTCAAGGAACGTATATGGAGTTGTTTCATCCTCACCCGCTTCTTGTTGAGTAGAATCTTTTAGAGCCGTTGGCTTCATTGTAGTAGAAGCTGTAGGATCTCCTAGATCAACATCAAGAAACATTCCGCGGTTAATCCGCTCTTTGACCTGTCTACGTGAAAGATAAATAATCTCAGTAATACGCTCTGCATCCTCAAGGGACTTAGCATAATAATTAACTACTAGATAACGTGGGAAGACTAGCTTAGAACATATAACTTGTTTGTTTGCATCCCAGTACGTCTTCTTAAAACTACAACCAGCAATTGGATTAGTTAGGAGTAGCTTATCCATATCTTCTTCCCAGTCAGGCATCTCATCCATGCACTGGTAAGACATATGTTTTCCAACACGTTCTGCTCGTTGTCCCTTTTGTCCATCTTGGTCGTAGCCAATGGTACGGCACTTAACAATCTGTCCATTAGAAGGAACTAATGTTGGGTAAGCACGGGCAGCGAACTGCATAGCTGCTGTGGAAAGAAGCGGGTACTTGATATTAGCTGCACCTTGCCAAGGATAGGTCTTTTGATCTACAACCTGTAGAGCTAACTTAGTCCAAGTCTCTAGATCCTTTTCCCAATGTGCTCGGGAGATAAGATCTGTTTCATAACCATCAACTACTAGATTACCAATTGAGATTAAATCTTCATCGGTAAGATCCTCGGCTACATTAGAGGATTCTAAGATCTTGTCAATGGTTAAGGGGTCTTCATACTCTTGTTCAGTACCCGCAAATTTCGGATCTTCCTTGGTCATTTATACCACTCTCTTCCATTTCACGTTCATACTCATCATCCTCTATTTCCTCTTTTGTAGGAGCATCTATTATTCTATCTATCATAAGACCTAAGTAAGACATTGCATCTACTTGGTCATCATGCTTATCACGAGGGAATCTCATCATCTCGTCTTCTAGTGTTTGATACCAGTCAGCAGACTTATCAAACTTAACTGCTCCTGCACGCATACGTGCTTGGATAGATCTAGCTCGTGTTATCTTATCTGTTTTATGTGGCTTAAGAGGTAGAAGATTAATGAAGTTATTCTGCTCAATCATTGCCCTGTTAAGGAAAGGACCAATAGATTTAGTAATCTGTGTATCTTCAATACCAAAGGAAATAGGATCGTATACTTTTTGGAGCATCAACATTGTTTCCACAATGGACAGTCCATCCAGCCGATCCCGAATAACATTAACAATATGAAGGATACCATCCTCATCCATCCCACCAACAACCATTACTGTGTAGTCTGCTCGTTCTCTTTCAGAGATAGCAAAGTCACCACTGATGTAATAATTTAATTTCTTTTTTCTATCCTCTTCTCTACGAGGGATAAAGTCGTTACGTTTAAACAGAGTGTTTGACTCATCGATAGGGATGTTCAAGTACTCTTGAGAGTACACGTCAGCTAATCCTCGATCTATGTAGTCCTGTCGAATCATCCTGAATTCATCTGCACTACGGCGTTCAGGCCATAGTATCGAAGAGAAGTCAGCTGAGTGTGCTTTATATTTAACGGCTTTCCACTGAGTAGCTTTTCTTAAAGAGTAAGTCTTTAAGTCATCGTGGATAGTTTGTTTATCTGTCTCGAGGGGCATCAGATTCTCTAGGAAGGAATCCATATGAAGGACGGTGCCTACAATACGAACAATACCTTTCTGAGATCTACAAGGAATCAAAGCTCCATATACCCATCGTTTAAACTTATCTCGACGATCCTTGTTCATAACAATCTCGTCGTTTTCCAGATCATCACATATAATGAGATCTGGTCTAGCTCCATCCCATAACATACCGCGTAGTTTCTGTTCAGAACCCTTTGCGATAATACGGAACTTTTGTCCATCATTGAAGTGAACTATGATATCAGTAGAAGAGTCTTTCTCAAACTTAACTTCACCACTAACGGGATCTCGTTTGATTCCAAAGAGTTCTATAATATCATTATTCTCTTGTAACTCTTGGGTTATTTGCCCAAGGAACATAGAGGCCTGTGCTTCTGTGTCAGATACAATTAGTACGAATCTGCGTTCCCGAAACAGGATTGTTGCTAGTAGATAACTTAATGTGATAGAGGTTGATTTCGCATGGCCGCGTGGGGCACCAATTGCTACGAACTTACTATCACTTGTACAGAGTTCCCACATCTCTTCGTGAAACTTAGGAATCTGTGATGCATCATCAAAACGTTTAATAAGACAAGTGCCTACAAAACCTTTTATAATATCGGCTGTTAATTTAGCCTTCGGTACAGCTGCTCTATTTTCTTTTTTCTCGCTTGGAGGTTTCACTTTTCATGGCTCCTTTAGCCGTCCGACTGAAGCTTCTGTTAGCTCCCGGATTTTGTACAAACAAATTAGCTAGGCCATTACTTCCACCCTTACTAACTGCTTTCTTATGTCCTACATCCTTACCCTTGATTGCAGCAGCCCCTACTTTTTTCTTCACGGCGCTACGAGCAGCGTTTCTCTGTGCTCTATCCTTAACACGATTTTTCTTATGTTTGTGTTCCCAAGCTAATTCTCGATCATACTGGCGAACACCATTTTTTTGGAAAGGCATTGTCACTCCTTAGATAATCAACAGCATTTTCCAATGCTTGAATATTATCATGGAAGTATCCTAAAGCTCGATTGCACTCATTACATAGAATTCCACGAACGTGTCCATTCTTATGACAATGATCCACAACAGCTCTATCAGGTCCAAGACCCTCAACAGAAACATCACGATAACAAAGTTTACATTTTCCATGTTGTGTCTCTAATAGAAAATTAAATTCTTCTAAAGACATTCCATAATTTCTTTTATAATACAAATCTTTTAAGCGG